AGTACTCATTGTATTAAGTGTCAATCGCACAGTAAATTGTTGTTCTGTTTCAGTAGCAGTATCAAATGTATGTGCTAACCTTCCACCAGATTGAGATCCTGCATCTGTATCATTGTTGATCACATCATCAGATTGGCTATCTCCCCAATCCCAGGTCCATTGTAATGTTGCTCCTGCAATATCTGTGTTTGTACTGTTGTTTTGAAAATAAACAGTTGCTCCATCATCCCAACTGGTGATAGGAGAGCCTCCACTACTTGCGGCATAGGCCGCGAATGCTATGTTTGGATCAGGACTGTAAACTGTTATATAATCTGTTCTACTGAAAGATGCAGTGCTACCAGCACCACTTCCACTTGTGTTACTTGCTGTAACTTGTATTGTGTGTGGACTATCAGCGAAGTTATTGTACACGTGTGTAGGATTTGTACTTGCAGTTGTATCGTTACTTGTACCATCGCCCCAATCAATTACAAATTGGTTTGCGTTTCCTACAGCGGTAATTGTTAGTGTTGCAGTAAATCCACCACCGCCTGCAGTAACATCACTGACAAAACTTACACTTTTTACAAAGGTATTATTACGTATGTTTTCTGTTACTTCGTTAAGTTCATCTATAGCATCGGTAACTTTTGTACTGGTTTGAAAAAGTTGATAAGCACCAGAAGTTGTCAAACTACTGTCAGTAGGTGTTCCAAGTGTAATATCCATTCCTGTGCTTACACCACCACCTGATATTTGTGCATCTACATATGCTTTTGTTGTTAAATCTTGGTTTAAAACAGGGTCTAAAAAGTTTCTAGCAATACTGGCATCACCATTAATTGTGCCTGTACCACTAGGACTAAGTGTGATATCTGCATTACTGCTTAGGCTAGAAATTTTGTTTTCTTTGATTTCTATGTCATCAACAGTAAGTGTAGAACTTATTGCTGTGCTACCTGTGATATCTAATGTTGTTGCTGGATTTGTTTTGCCTATTCCAATTCTACCATTGGAATAATCTACTACTAAAGTGTTGGTATTGAATGCAAGATTAGTATCTCTTTCAAGATTGGCTTTAAGTGCCTTACCACCAATGCGACTAATCGCCATAAGATTATACTCCTAATCTCTACTCGCTATACTGCGTACACCTGTTAACAATCCAAGGTGTCAGGGTTTGTCCTTGCTAGTGCAATTACATTTATTTATCTATTAGTGAGTGGTGCTATCGTATCCGTGGATAACCGTTATAGTTTCTGCGGCCGCTGGTGCACTTGTGAATGTAATTGTTGTGCCTGATAGTGTGTAAGCACTTGCTGGATTTTGATAAACGTTTCCAACTGCAACTATTACTCTTTGTGTTTGGTTACTATCTACACTTTTGCTCATGGTAAATCCAGTTGTACTGTTGTCTCCAGTAAAACTGTCTTGTGTTATTGTAACATTGCCTTCTTTACTGAATTGAACAAATGCACTACCGTCAAAGTATTCCATTTTATTAGTAGATGTGTTGAATCTTAAATCGCCTGCTTTACTTACTGTAGGTCTATCAGCAGTAGAGCCTGCAGGTATTTCAATCGCTTTATCAGTAGCGGCTTTGAGTAAATCTCCACCATCTGAACGACCTTTTGTTTTAACAAAACCTGCCATTAAATTGCTACCGAACTAATTGTTGCTTGGACACTGGATCCTGCACTTGCTGTACATTGTATTGTATCACCGTTATCCAATACAAGTTTTTCAGTGTTAATAACATAAGAGTCACCACCATCTATGCTTATTGCTTTAACAATAGTGTTTCCTGTTGCCGCACTAGCACCATTTTTTACAACATGCACAGTAAGTGTTCTTGCTGTAGCATTGTCATTCATAAAGAACATACAGGTTATTGCCGTTGTATTAGTACTTGTGTACACTGTTGTTGCACTTGTTCCTACTTCTGCTTGTGTTATTGCCATTTATCTGTTCCTTAAAATATCAATCCGTAAACTATTGCTTTACTTTTGCTTACTAATTCGTCTGTTATTGTATCATCTACAAAAAATACTCCTGTACCACCGCCTGCGGCAGTTCCTGCATATAATAGTGTACTTCCTGCTTTAGCACCAGGAGTTGCTCCTTGGTCATTTAATTTAAGTGTACCTTCTATAGTCACACTTCCTGTGCCGCTTGGTACTAACTGTATATCTTCATTAGTATTAGCACTGATAATATTTTTACCATTTACTTCTAAATCACCACCTAGTTGTGGAGTTGTATCATCAACTACTTCTGTTAATCCTGTTGTACTTGTAACTAATAAATTTGTGTAAGTACTTCCACCGTCGGTGCTGATTTTAAATTTATCGTCATTCTCATCAAACACTAGCAGTGCATTATTAACACTACCTCTTTCAACTTCTATACCAGCATATCTACCAGTAACACCTGTACCTATTTCACCACTATTGTATACAACAATTCTGTCTTGGATTGCAGTATTTGTTGTGCTGACTGTGGTTGTTGTACCTGTTACTGTTAAGTTTCCAGTGACTTCTAATGCACTGTCGACAACAGTTCCGCCTGTGGCTTTAATGGTATAATTACCAGTTACTCTTTTTGTTTGGCTCATTCTATTATCTCTTTATATATTATTTATCATATCATAAAAACTGGACAAACTCATTGTGCTGAAGTTACTATATTTACTCCAATCGTCAGGTGTGTAGTTATCAAACGGATTGACATGTATCACTCTTTGATTTGAATGTTTTTGTAGCAGAGATTCTATCTGATTTACCCAATTTCCAAAAAATGTATTTTCAACACCTTTTGGTCTATAGTGTTCTGTGCCTGCATAAATGTTGTTGATTAAATTGTTTACCCCTTTTAGATCAAAACCAATTAAAAAACAATATGGAAAATGTTCATGTAGTGCTAGACTTAAAGCAACAGGCCCACTGCTCATACCACTGAAACTTTCAGGAATAGCAATGCTTTTGCTGTTGGGTAAAATTTGATGTTGTCTTGTGTAATGCATATTGTTGTCACTGTAACCACAGGTTTGTATTTCTGTTGCCATACCTGGATCTGTGCTTACCAATACATCAGGAGCAAATTCTTGATACAAGCGATTACAACCAAAAATTTTGCCACGTGATTGCAAACCTGTAAGTTCAACTTCAAGTCTAGATATACCGTTACCTAATATGAATGCAAATTCTTTCATGAATAAAAATAAAAAAGGATACAGTGTATTATAACTGTATCCTTTTATTATGTCAAGTATTAACCGTTTGGTACGGATAAACTTACATTTAATGTCGGGCCTGATGCCACAAGTAATGCTTTATCACCTACTGCAAATTGTGAGCCTGTGCCTAGTGCACCTACTACAAAATGACGTCCTGTGATTTGACTTGCAAAATAAGTACCACCTGCACTGTCTGTACCAGTAATCTGACACTGTCCAGCACTTAGTGAACCGTGTACAACTGGTGTCAGCACACATGTCTCTGTACCATCTGATGTTGTGCAACGGAATTTTTTGTTGCCCTTTTGCTGAATCACAGTTGTATCATTAGCACTGCCACTAGTGACAAATGCTTTCATAATAATCTGATTGCCTGCTAAACCACTGGTACCAATTGGTAATCCTGTGTTTACACTGGCTTGTTTAACATTTCCGTCAACTGTTTCTGCTGATTTAATTGGTCTTCCCATTTGTTTTCTCCTTTCAGAAGTCCGATGTGAGTTCTACCCACTACGAGGTTGGTGTTCCCCATAAGCATTATTTTAAATGCATAAGTATTTATCGATGTCACTTATTAAATTTCAACACAAAAACAAAACATGGGGAATAGTACGCAATCAAAAATGTGCAAGTACCAGTATATTAAGTTATATTGCACATGTACTTTGGAATGCAGATGTGCATGATGTACAATCATATAAAACATTCGAGCAGAATGCTCCTGGTGTTTACATCAAGAAAAATTATTTTCAAGAGTATGAAAAAGAACTTGCAGAATGTGATGTACGTGTAGCAGTTTGGCGTGATCCTGTAGATAAATTTGTCAGTGGATATCAACACACAATGTTTAGTCCTACTGGTGCACAAGACCAACTGTGGATAGGTGAAAAAACACTGGACGAATTTTTAAAAAATTATGAATATTATCACGAAAATAGTATGAATGTAAGAGATCATTGTGAATCAAATACTGCTAGATTAGGCAATAACAAAAAATTTTACACACATGTATTTGAATATAAAACTGTTAATGCAGTTGCAGTGATGCTTGGCATAAATCAAACTGTTAAACATCGAATACAAAACCAGCATGAAATTAATAAACAACAAAAAGATAAAATTAAAAAAATATTACAACAGGATTATATAAACGGTTGGTGTCAGTAAAAAAGGGAGGACAAAGCCTCCCTTTTTTGTAGTAATAGGTATTGTTTCTTATGAGAAAGAAATGTTACTCATTGCAACTTCACCTACATAGTCACCAGCGTTACCTAATGAACTTGCAGTGTTTGATAACTCGATATAACCATATCTTGTCATGAAACTTACTACTGGCTCAAATGTATCTGGATCTAGTACAGTACCGCTTGACATTAATGGAATGTATGGGCAGTAGAATGCTGGAGCATCAGTTTCTGATGAACCTTTGTATCCTACTAGTACTGCTGTAGCATCAGCGGCATATGAATCTACATATACTCTCATTGCACCATTTAATGTACCTACAAACTTAGTGTTTGTTGGTGCTTCAAATGAACCTTCTGTAGTTCTTGCAAATGCTGAAGTACTTGCACTTTGTAGTACAGTTAATGCCTGTGGTGAAACCACTGCATAGTTACCAGCGCCTCTTCTTGTTCTTTGTGCAATTTTGTTAGCAGTTCTGTTAATTAAAACAGCAAGAGCGGCATGCTCATCACCAACGTATGTTGCAGTACCTGAAACAGCGGCTTGGTTGAAAGTTTCTTCAGTTGCGGCTAAACTTCTTAATGAACCGATCACTTCTTGATCAATCTCTGCTGTAATTTCTTGTGCTAAAGCGGCCATTACTTCTGCTTCAACATCGATACCGTGCATTGACTGAGCATCTTGAGCGGCTTCAAAAGTCCATCTTGCTTGTAACTTTCTTGTCTTTGCTTCTACAGGTTGCTTTAAGATTTGGATTGAAAGTTTATTTCCACCAACACCTTCTTTAGCGGCTGTATTATCTGCTCTACCAGTTGATGTAGAACCGGAATAAGCAGTTGCAATTTTAAATGGTGATAATGCTTCATCACCTGCAGTTGTGTTGGTATCAAACGGAGAAGAAGCAGTTGATGTAACTGAATCTGCATATCTTACTCTTAATGTGTGAATTTGACCAACTGGTCCCTGCATTGGTTGAACACCAACGATTTCGTTAGCGATAACTGTAGGCATTACACGTCTGATAACAGGTAAAATTACTCTGTTAAGTGTTGCAATGTTACCTGAAGCACTTGCACCTGATGTTGCGGCTTCAGTTAAGTAGTTCTTTGTGTTTTCTAAAACAACAGCCATCGAATTACGTCTTGCACCTTCTAGACCTTCTAGAAGAGTATCTTTAGTGTCTTTCCAACGGCTTTCTAATAGTACGTCTGACATATCGGTCTCCTCTTGTACTTTAATTTTTCAAACCAGCAAGTAGTCTTAATTTAATGATATTACTATCATCTTTTTCGACGGTTGGGTTTGTTTTTAGTTTTTTATTACCTGTTTCGACGGTTTTGTTCTCTGTAATAACTTCTTTATTAACAGATTTAGTTTTTTCACCGTTTAATACCGCAGGCAAGTAACGATCAAAAGCAGATTGTAATTTATCTGTTTGAACGCTTTCTAGTAGGTCAGTCATAATTGACGCCTTTTCCTTGTTGAGTGGTTTTAACAAAGAATTCATTGTTTCTTTACGAGCCATTGACTCTGTAATAATGTTAACTTCATCTGACTTTTTCTCAATAAGTTGATCTTTTTCTGCAATTACCTTAGTTGCTTCAGCAAGTTGTTCTTTTGTATCTTTTGCTAATTTTTCTAACTTTTTAATAGTTTGATTTTCATTTAGATAACTGGTACCAAACTCAGTAGCAAATGCTTCAAAAATCTTGCGGCCAAAGGTATTCTCTTTGGCTGACTCAATGTCTTCTCTTAACTGTGATAGTTCACCTTTTAGATGTTTGTTAACAGATTCTTTAACAACGTCTGCACTCTTCTTGATAAAGTTTGATTTAATTTCTGCAAATTTTTGTTTTGCTTCAGTAACCAACTTTACTTTAGTTTCTGCAACGTCTTGTCTGTCTGCTTGGAAATCTTTAATTTCTTCAGCCAGTTGTGCTACAACAAATTTTTCTAGTTTTTCAACTACATCTTTTTGTGTTTCTCTGTCTGAATGTAATTCTTTGATTTCTTCAGCAAGTTTCTTGACTAAAAACTTGTCAAAATTACCTGAAGTTTCCTTCATTTGAGTAACAAACTTTGCTCTATCTTCTGCTAGTTTTTGTTTCTCTTCAGCAATTTGACCAATTTCTGCTGTTAAGTTCTCTGTCACCATTCGATCTAAGGCTTTAACCATTACTGACTTGTCGTGTTCGTAGCGACGAGCGAATTCCTCACGGAGTTCTGCTGTAACCTGTTGACGAGTTTCGTTCATCTTGGTTTTCCAAGCCTCTTCGATCTGTACTTTAGTTTCCTCGTTAACAAGGTCGCTATCTAATAGTGGTTTGATAGCATCTAGCATATTCATCTCCTAGATCTTTAATTCCTTGATTAGACGGATTACTCCCTCTTTCAAGTATTTTTGTACTCTAGTATTTCCACGTGCTTCTGCAGAAATTTCTAGTAGTTTGTTGCCACCTCGCATATTCAACAATCCTTCGTATATTGCTGTTGGATAGGCATTAGGTGCACTTGGTTGGGCTACAACGTCAACTGTAACAATTTCAAAACCTGAAACTTTACCACTAATAGGATCAACTTCTCCTGTTCCTCTAGTGCTGACGCCTAACCTCACGTCTGCTTCCAACATGGTTCTTACTAAATTTCCCATTGGTGTTGGAAGAATCTTTAATTTACCATAGCCATTAGGACCATCCATCCAGAGACTTTCTACCATATGGCATACTTTGTCTAGGTTTATTCCTAAACCTTCTGGATGATCTACTTCTCCTAGAACAGAGTTGCCTTTTTCAATCTGTTCATTTAGTGTCTTAACAGCATTGGTAATTTCATTTACAGGGTATATTCGCTTGTTGGCGTTTTCAACACCACCCTGCATACAAATGCCTTTCATATAGAGATCTTTACCCTCATTTGTACTCTCTGTTACAATCTGAGCGGTTTTGAAATCTAATGCTTCACTAAGGTAACCCATAGTGTATTACACCTTTTTCAAATCTGGCTTAGTAGTTGCGTTCATGCTTTGAGATTTTGGTGTTGCACCACCTTTTTCATCTGCACTACCGGCACTCATGGCTGGCTTTGCATCTGAACTTGGTTTTCCACCTGGTGTTTTCATTTCTGTTTTGTTAACACTGGCTTCTTCACCTGATACTGGTGCTGGTGCTTTTTCTTTATATTCAACGATTTTTTCTTCTGCTACTGACTCTTCCATGTCATCTTCCATGTCCATAGGCTCTTCCATGTCCATTTCCATTTCCATGTCCATGTCATCTTCGCCTTCAGCATCATCGCCAGTTTCTAAGTCGTTCATTGCAACAATGTCATCAAACTGCTTTTGTAAGTCTGCAATCGCATCAGATAATTCGTCAACTTCTTCGTCAGTTGCTCCGTCATGCTCTTCGTTTGCTAAACCTTCTTCGTCTGATTCAATGTCGTTGATTAAATCTTCTGTTTCATTTCCACCTAGATCTTCTTCAACTTCTTCGTCAGTTGCTTCTTCAACTTCTTCTTCTGTGTTCTCTTCGATATCTTCTACTTCATCTTCTTTTATAAGATCAGCATAGATATCTCTTGACTTTTCTACAACAATATCGTGGAAAAGTTCTTTTGCTTTCTTTTCGTCTTCGTTAATGAATAGTTCAATTAACTGTTCAAATTTATTATTGCTCATTATAAGGCTCCTTTATTTCATAAGGCAGTTGTGTTATTATTTAGTTTGTTAAAAAATATTACAGTTATATATACACTTTTCGAATCAAAAAGTGACATATACCATATTTTTTAAGATTCTTGGGATTTTTGACCGAACTGTTTGCGAACTTGTTCTACTTTTTTATGATATTCAACCATTTTAACATCATTAAGTTGTCGCAGTTTATTAATTTGTTCTAGGGTAAGACGTGTTTTACGTGTGTCAGTCTTCATTGCAACACTGTTGTCTTGCTGAAGATCTTGCATACCTGTTGTGTCTGTGTTAGGATCTGTATATTCAAATAGATTTTTTAGTAACATAATAAACTCCTACACTTATTTATTAAGTTTCAGGAGTTGCTGAGCCTACTGGACTTTCATTGCCAGTTTCATCTGCAGGTGTTCCATCTGTATCCACAGTTTCATCACCAACTGCTACATCACTTGTGTCAAAATTTGCAATATCAGTGTCTATGCCACCTTTGGTTACACCAACACTTCTCATGTTAGGTACACCAGAAGAAACATTTTCATCATTCTCTTCTTTCCAAAGTCTAGCATTTTCTACCATTTCTTCTTCAGTTAATCCTAAGAATCTATCCATTAAAAATCTCTTGCTGAGATAAGGGAATTGTTCTAGGTTAGAGAAGGTGGATATCTTAGCGGCATCAACTTCGCTCATTCTGTATTTGGTGAAGTTTTGTGGTTCATTGAAACGCACTTCAAAACCAGCATTGTCAATTTCAAAACCTCTCCATTTTAGAAATATTTTAAATTCTCTGTCAAAGGTATGACTGACATATCTCTGTAGTCTTTTGCAGTATTCATTGAATCTATATTCTTGTATTAGTGCAGTACCTACTCTACCATCTTGGTAACTTGCGGCACTTTCGTCTGGTCCACTTGGCAAATAACTGCTAGGAATACGCAATCCTCTGAACAGTTTATTGGTAAAGTATTTTAAATCATCAATTTCACCAAGATTGGTACCACCTGGTAGTGTTTCAACTTTACTTCCTCTACCTTCTGCTGTTTGTGGGAAAAAGTAATCTTCATTAATACTCAGTGGATTATATGTGGTGTCCATGATGTTGGCACCACCACCTGTTTGACTTGGTATACGCCTTTGATGTATTTCATTTTTCACTTGTTCTACAAAAGCCATGGCCATGTGTTGTGGCATGTTACCTACATCAACATAAAATACACGTCTTTCTGGTGCTCTCTGTATACGATATATGATGATAGCATCTTCAAGCAGTTCTTTTTGTTTGAATACTTTGTATACCTGTTCGAGTATACTGTTACCAAAAGGCCAATTTACATCCAATCCTTCTGTGAGACTGGTGTGTACAATGTGTTCAGCACCAATGGCTTTTTCATTCACCTGTCTATCAAACCTACCACCTGTAAGTCCACCAGATCCTGTGTTACCATACACATTTGTAGGTTGCATGTAGCCTGCACTTTTGCTGTTTGCTGTCTGTTGGTCCACATAGGTGTTGGCTGTGGCTGTGAGGTTTTCAAAATTAGGATTTATATCCTTAAGCACATACTGTTCAGGTTTTTTGCCTTCACTTTCGTTAACAATTACTTTGGTAACTTTGTCCATGCCCACCCAGAACCATTCATATGTCTCTGGATCTCTGATAAACACCTGATCACCATACTTCATTACATTACGGAATATTTTAAAAATTCGTTTGTTGAATTCGTTGATGTTATTCCATGCTTGTAGTTGTTGCCTAACAATCTCTACTTCATTGTCTGTGGGATCATCTTTCCAAATTATTTGAAATGCAGTGCCATTTTCAACATTTGACTGTGTGCAAAACTCACTGAGTATGTCCAATGCGGCATTTATTTCACTGTCTGCATCCATCTGTTCATACTGTGTGTAACGTTCTATTCTATTTGGATGCCCAATATACACATCAGGTAGATGACTGGCATAATGACCATATTTCATGTCAGATTTGCTACTTGGCATTCTCACATTTGTTAGTGGACTGGTTTGATCCGCTGTTTTAAAAAATTTTTTCCAACTCATAATCTTATTATAACACCTTTATTGTATTTACGCAAGTTTTTTTTATTAACCGTGCTGTACTGCTTTCTTTACATCTTCTAAACTACCAACAATCTTATTGCCCAATCCTGCGGTTGCATTGTTCACCATAGTGGTTAAATTTTGAAAATCCTGTTCTTTTTCTTGTTTTTTCTGTTCTGCCATTTTTTGTTGTTTTTCCATTGCCTGTTTTTGTATCTGTGCCAACATATCCGTAAGTTTTGATTGATAATCTGGGTCATTTGGATTTAATGTTGTTTGAGGCGGGGTTAATGTTTCAACATTACCCTGTGGATCAGTTGTTATTCTAGGCCTAGCAATAGTATTGTTGTTTTGTATGGCACCAGGAGGAGTTGGTGGTGTACCGCCTCCTGGTCCTGTTGCTTGGTTCATGAAACCCAAAAGTTTGTCTATTTCACCCGCACCTTTGTCTCCACCACTGAGAGCAAATGTCAAGCCTGCTATTTGATTTAATATTGTACTAGGTATTTTCATAATTTGCATTATAAAACTACCAACGCCTGTGCCAAATGCATTAGTCAGTGCTCTACTAAAATTAATCTGTGCTTTTTGTGTGTCCATTGTGATTTTTGTTATTGCATCGGTCAATGGGTCCATGTTGCCTCTGAGTTTTTCAAATGCTTCAACATCTTGTTGTATCAATCTACCTACATCAGCAATACTTTTGGTAACAATTTCAAATTGTGTTTGGAAATTTTGTCCTGCTGTGGCTACAAGAGAATTTTGACTGCCTGCAATTGATAATATTCCAATCTGTGCTTGATTTTGTAATTCTGCTCTGATCTTAGGATTATCTTTGCTGAGATCGTTAATCATTTTAATGGCCGCACTTCCATCTAGAGATCCTGCCTGAACCTGCTTTAATGTGTTGGTTAGTATACCTGTGGTTGTGCCCAATAACTGTTGTTGCATCAGAGATTCTTTTCTAATAGGGCCACCAAAAGCAACGCTTTCTAATATAAACTGTCTGAACTGCGGAAATGTTTGTGTTAATTGTTGCACTGCTACTCTCTGTTTAGCATCCATGCCCATCAGCACCATGTTTAATTGTGCATCTTTTCTTGCGGCTCTCTGTTTTC